TTTCTTCAGGCATTGTCAAGACATACATTTTTTGTAAGGAAGGGTTATATTCTTCTATAATCAATTGAGGACTAACATTACGAGCTACAGTTTCATCAACCGGAACTAATTCAAAAGTATCTTGTTGATCAATTTCAAAATTTAATCGTTCAATTTCTTCGTATAAATTTGTTTTTTTATCGACAGGGGCTTTGTTTATTTTTATAGCATAATCCATTGATTGACCTGGAGCTATTTCTTTTCTAATAATTACTTCGCCAAAATCATAGTCTTTTGCAAGGTTTAATATATCATAATTGTATGCACTTGTGTCTTCTGGACCTCTATTAGGATAGTTTGTATTTGGATCTAATTCTTTCAATTTTTCATATTCACCATTTACTCCTTTGTTTAAAACACGAAAGCCTTGTTGATTTTTATTAGGATCTACAATTTCTTCTATTTTCAAATTGGCTTTGTTACCAGTATATTTCTTTGCAATATTTTTTAACTCTTGTACTGAAATCTTATCATAAATGGTTTGAAATTTTTCTCCAGCAGATCCGTCAGCATCTTTGCTCCAACGTTTGTTTACTATGTCAGACGGCATAATCGCAACTTTGTTTATACCTCTGTTTTGTGCGTCTTGTATTGTTGCTTTTAACATAAGGTCTATCCAGTCAGGTCCTTTACCAAAAGGAATTTGACCGAAAGTTTCTACAGGTCTATCGTTAGGCACAAACGTACCTCTTCCTATTTCTTCAATTCTACCTGCCTCGTATGCGTCTGTTACAAAAGTTCCCTGTAACATATCATCAAAGTTTTTTTGTCTATTTAAATCAAATAGTCTATTGAAAATTACAAGTCCCTCGTCTTGTAATTTTTTTATTTGATCCATATAGTTTGGGTTTACAAGTCGACCTCTATTCTGTGCAAGGATATTATTAATTTGATCTTGTATAGCGTTTAATTGTGTACTCAGTTCTGGTGCTAATTGATCAAGAAAAACTGGATCAGCAGGTCTTGTTAAATCTGTGCTCTCTAAAAATTTTAATTTTTCTTCAGGATATTTTGCATTAAGTTTATCCAGTTCTTGTTTGATATAAGTGTCGTCAGGAAATCTTTCTAAAGTACTTAAATAACTTTGTTTTTTATTTCTAACAGCCCCTACCGTTGCCTTAATTCTTTCTTGTTCTTTTCTAAGGTTTGTAATTAAATCTGTCTGTAATTCTTGTATGACGGCAACATCATCACCCATAGCATTTTTATAATTAGCTACACGAGTGAAGGCTAAGACGTTTGGGTCTTTATCAAAGTGTCCTTGATTAAAAAAGGGTTTCTCCTGTCCAGGAATTTTTTTAACATTAATAACAATATTTCTATAATCAGTGCCTCCCTCATCAATTGCTGCATTACCCATGTTCTTATGTTTGGCACTCCCTGAATATATTTTGTAGTCCTCTGGTTCACCAGGAATGAAACCCTCTGTTTTTACTTTAATCTCTAAGTTTGCAATTGGAGATCGTTCATAAACATCTATGAGATTTTCTTTAGTAATTTTCATGCCAGGCATAAATTTTTCAGCGTCTTCAAGGTAGCCTAATATACCTGCGCCCTCTAATTCAGATTTTGCAAAGCCTTTGGTACCTGAAAAAAGATTTCTCCAACCCTGAGGTGAATCTATATTAGGTATATTTTTTTCTGATAATGTTTCAATAAAGTGTGACTTGAAAGGAAAATCATTCATGTCTACTTTGGTAGTGGCTGGTAATGTACCTGTCGGAGCGTCTGTAGCTTTGCCAACAACTTTATTAGGTGTGGCTACCGCAGGAGCTTCTTTAAAAACTTTGAATAAATTTAATGGATTAAACGCTAAGAGATTTTCGTCTTGTACTGCTTTTGTAAAGAAGTTATCGTCTGTGGCTGGGTCGGATGCAAACTGTTGTTGATTGATATTTTCTAACGGATCACCGCCTATGGCCATCTTGACGGGACCACCTTTGTCAAAAGGTCTAGGTACAAATTCGTCTCCAAATTTTCCTGTTACACCTATTTCTTTTGTTTGAAAATCTTTTGGTATTGTTTGACCTTTAATATTTTTACCGGGTCCTTTTCTATTTGATATTTCAACAAAATGTTTTTCAAGAGCATTAACTAAAGTATTTATACCAGGAGCTTTCTTTTCTCCAATATATTTTATTTCACCTCCAATATCTGTAAAATAAAGAGTTCCAAGTTTTTTAGCTTTTTTATCTAACTCATCTAGTTTTTTTAATTGTTCTTCTGTAATCTTTCCTGTTTCAGCCACTTTATTTTTTATTTTTAAAACTTGTGATTCTATTTTAGCATGATGAACATTATTAGTTCTACTGTAACTTAGCCTTGCTGCATCAAGAGCTGCTCCCTTTAAAAATTTTGGATCTCCCTTCAGAGGAAAATTATGTGATATTTGAAGTTTATACTCACCCACGTTTTCATTTGCAAATTGTTTAGGATACTTTGTTTTGTAGTCATTAAACATATTTTCAATTGTTCTATTTGCGATATTTTTTTGTTGATCAAGGTAGGCTAAGTTATTTAATTCATCTCTATATTCGGATCTCCAATTAGGTTTTTCTTTTTTCATGTATTCAAAAAATTTTTCTGCAACCTCTTGTCTTGTGGCATTAGATTTAAGTCCAAAATCTAGAGGACTTGTACTTCTAAATAAACCATCAAATAATAAATATTCAGATCTATCTTGAGTGCCCGCTCTATTTATTTTTTCAATACCCAGGTCTTCTTGATTTTGTTTTAATAACTTTACAAAAGAAAAATCTTTTGCTCCATCAACAGGGTGATATTTATCAACTATAAATTTAGATTTATATTCAGGTTTAGAAGAAAAATTTGATTTTACCATGTCAACACCGACATCAAAATGATCAGCTACTTCTTTTGAAGTTAAAGAATCTGGATCAGATTTATTAATATATTCTTGAATTAATTTTTTATTTTCTTGAAAATTTTGTTTTCGAAAAGCATTTTTACTTTTTAAAGTTTTTTCAATTTCTTCTAAAGAAAAATCTAAATAATCCTCTGGATTAAAACGATTTTCTTTTAGTAATCTATTTAAGAATATTCTATTAACATTTTTATAATTATCTGCACCCAAATTTGCTTCAAGTTCTCCAGATTTAATTTTTGTCATTGTTTCATTTAAATCTTTTAAATTTTTTTTTGTAATATCAAGTTTATATTTTCTAGAAGGACTTTGTTTTTTTATATAGTCATCAAATTTATCAATCTTATTTAGAGTAGGACTTGCAGATCCCATTCCATCATCAGGTGCTCTCATAACACCATCAGGTGTAAATCCTCCACCTCTTAACTCCATAATTGTTTTAGGATCTGCTGATTGTGCTATTCGTAATTTATCTTCTCTTGTTGTTGCATTAGCAATACTCTGCACTAATTTTCTAGCACCTGTTGTAAGTCCTTTAGCTAGCAATGTCTTTACACCTATGACATCGACAAGATCAACAACAGCAAAAGCAGCATCTGCCATTTGCATTGGAGATAATTCATAGAAAGGTTTACCTTGAGCTAATTCTTTTGTTATGTCTGCTCCTGGACCTAAAATATTTCTAAAAAATTGACCTGTACCTGATGTTTGTCTATCACCTATTTGTTCGTTAATAGTTCTAGCTTTTTCCATTTGTTCAAAGCGACCTGACACAGGACCATATTGATCACTTAATGCTTTTTGTTTTGCTTCTTCTTGCTCATAAACTTTTGTGTAATTTTCTCTATCTGCTTTATTCTTACCTGGTGTAAAAGCTTCAACAGCATCATCTATACCACTAAAAAACCCTTGCACTAAATCTGCTGTGTCAGGAACACCTCTTGGTTTACCATAAAGTGCTTTGCCGACTGATTTTAAATCTTGTCTTAAATTATCAATGTTATATGCAGGATCATCATCGACTGCTTCATCGCCAGCTTTTCTGTAAAGATCAAATCTTGATACCATTAATAATACTCCGGTTCTGTTCCGTGGTCCGTGGGCTCGTCTTCATAGTCATCTTGCAGAGCTACAAAGTTTCCCTTACGAAACCTCAATAATGCTTGACTCATGGAATCTACAAGGTCGTCATGTTCGGCGTGTGGGAACATAGCACATTCTTCTATCATCTCTTCAGCCCAGCGTTTCTTCGGTGCCCATACTGCGCCACTCTCAAAGACAGGAGCAACAGCGTGCACACGTGATAACTTATCATTACCTCTACTAGGTGTAAAGTTGATAACAGGAATACCGACCTGACGTAATTCTTGTATGAGCGGGAGGCCCGAGGCTTTTGCTTCAATGATCACGGACTCTGGCTCCCAGTATTTATATTGTTCCATAGCCACTCTCTTGAGTTCAGGGAACTCGAAACGTTCTTTGATACAATCTAATAATATTATATTGGGCGTTATCTCATCAGGATAGAACACACCCCATGTTGATATAGCACTATAGTCACTAGATTCTTTTTTTGTGAATGCAGTATCATAGGATTGTATGATGTGTTGTAGTAGTGGTTTTTCTTCTTTATCCCACTCTCTCCACCACTCACGTTTGATGATGGCCCCTTCTTCACCTGTGGGGTTCTGTTGCCACTGGGCTTGCCATTTCTGTTCCGACAAGGATGCTTTTACAGACTCTAGTTCTGACATCTTCCAATACTCTGGCCAGACAGGTTGATCGTTAGGCATGATCGCAGGAAACTCTATCACGTCCCACTGGTCTGCTTTCACCTCACTCATGGCACGCATGAGGTTACCCGTCAAATCTTTTTCACTCCATCTGGTCATCACGCAAACGATACTACCTCCTGGTTGTAAACGCTGACGAGGACCCGAGGTATACCACTCCCATGCGTTGTCCATGGCCGTTTGGCTAAGGGCATCTTGTTCACTATGTGGATCATCTATAATTAATAAATCCGCACCACGACCTGTAATGGCTCCTCCTACACCCGCACCGAAATACTCACCCCCAAAATTTGTTTCCCATCTACCAGCAGCTTTGGAATCCTGTGATAATTTTACTTCGGGGAACACGGATTTATATTCTGTGCCGTCCATCATGTTTCTAACCTTACGACCGAATCGATATGAGAGTTCGGCTGTGTGTGTTGTTTGAATGATCTTGGTCTGTGGTTTGTGGCCCATGAGCCAAGCGGGAAAGAGAAA